CGCGGCGCGACCGTCTGACCGGCTCCATCCGTGCGGCGCTGCAAGGGCGCGCCGTGGACGCGGAGAACCTGCAAGGCGAGATGCGCGGGCTGAACGGAAGGATTCGCGCCGAGCTGGCGAAAGCCGGATACCCGGAGGATTATTTGCAGCCCATCTACCGCTGCCCGATTTGCCGGGATACCGGGTATGTCGGGGAGCCGGTGCATGAGCTTTGCGCCTGCATAAAGCAGCGAATCATGGACGCGGAGAACGCCGGAGAACACAAGGGCGGGCTGGGCAAACACAGTTTCGAGCAATTTGACCTGAATGTTTTCCCGGATGTTCCGATTCCCGGCGAAAAGCGCAGCCAGCGCGACCACATGCGGCTCATTCTGCGGGCGGCGCAGAGATATGCGGAGGATTTCCCGGACAACGAAAAGCCGAATCTGATTTTTTTCGGCGCGGCGGGTCTGGGCAAGACCTTTGTCGCCGACTGCATTGCGCAGCGCATCATGGAGCGCGCCTATCTGGTGCGCCGGGTGACGGCGTACAGGCTCTGTGAAATCATGCGCAAGAATCAGTTCGACGGCAGCGAAGCGCGCGCCGTGGAGGGCGTGATGGACTGCGACCTGCTCTTTATTGATGACTTAGGAACGGAGCCGCAGACGAAGAACACGAGCGGCTATCTGTTTCAGGTCATCAACGAGCGGAACATGAACGACCGACATACCATTATCAGCACGAATTTGAACCCGGAAAGGCTGGAGGGCATGTACGAGCAGCGCGTCGCATCCAGACTGATGGACGTATCCCGCACGACGGCGATCCGCTTTTACGGGGAGGACTTACGACTTAGAAAGTGAGGCACAACATGGCAAGAAAGAAAGTGACCTGCGCGCTCCAGCTGGAAAACTGGCAGCAGGCGGACGACGCGCTGCGGCAGATCGGCGAGAATCGGCGCGATTTGGCGGCAATCGAAAACGTGATGAACGAGCGCATTGCCGATGCCAAGGCGGACGCGGAAGCGAAAGGCAGACCCATTAAGGATCACATTGCGATGCTCGAACAGGCATTGCGTGAGTTTGCGACGCTGCACCGGGCAGACCTCGGCAAAGCCAAGAGCCGGACGCTCACGTTTGGTAAGGTCGGGTTCAGACAGAGCACCCGCCTGACCCTGCCGCGCGGCGTAGAGAAGGTCAAGACCATCATCGAAGAACTGCTGCGGCGAGGGATGAAGGAGTGTGTGGTCTATCCGGAGCCGAAGATCGACAAGGACGCGCTGAAAAAATACAGCGCGGGCGAAATCGCCGAGGTCGGCGCGAAGCTGGAGGTCGAGGATGTTTTCGGATATGACGTGGATGAAGAAGCTCTGGGTCAGCAATGAGGGAGGCGGCAGGTATGGCACTGAAAGTAACGAGTGCCCAGCTTAAAGCCATCTTTGCGTTGAGCCGGAAGCTGGGGATGGACATGGAGGATTTGCACGGCATGGCGTACCGCATCAGCGGTACAGACAGCCTGCGCACCTTGTCCGGCAGGGAAGCCGGTCGGATGATCGAGGAGCTGAAAACACGTTGCGGTCAGCCGGTCATCAGGACGGGCGGCGGCGCGGGGCGGGCGACGGAAGCCCAACAGCGAAAAATATTCCGGCTGACCTGCGAATTGGGCTGGAACGACCAGCCGGAACGCTTGCGCGGGTATATCCGGCGCATGTGCAAAGCGGACGACGTGCGGTTCCTGACGCCTCAGCAGGCGAGCATCATCATTGATGGGCTGACCGCCATGCGCGACGGCGACCGGGCGGAGCGAAAGGCGTAAAGGAGGGCGGCGGATGATTCCAAGCTGGGCGCACGACGTGAAGCCGGAGGACATTACAAACGCGACGATGCTCGATCTGGCGGAGCTGCTGGGCACGGAGAACATGCTGACGCTGGTCGAATCATACAGCGGCATGATTATCTATGTTCCCAAGCTGGACAGCCTGCTGCGAAACATCCGCGACCGCCTCATCCGACAGGAATATGACGGGACAAATACGCGGGCACTGGCACTCAAATATGATGTCAGCGAAAGCTGGGTCAAACGCATTGCGTCGATTGACGAACGCGGAGAAATCCGAGGACAGACCAGTCTTTTTGACGGCTGAACCCCAAAATCTCTAACACGTGCGTGTAATAAGTACGTCAAAGGACTGGCGCAGAAAACTATGCTACAATGGCTGCAACCGAAAGGCTGCGGCTTTTTTGATTGGGGTGGAAAGAGTGGAGGAATATGTTTTCTGGGCGGTTACGGGAGCCATCGGTTTGCTGATTAGTGCGCTCACGTTTTTCGTCAAACGCGGGATGGATAAGAAGGATGCACGGGACAAGGAACAGGATAAGCGTATCACCGAGGTGGAGGATAAGCTGAACAACGCGATTAACCAGATGCCGTTCCTGTATACGCTGCGCGAGGACTTCATCCGCTCGAACGCACAGCAGAACCAGAAGCTGGACCAGATTATTACACTGCTCATGGAAAAGGAGGGAAGGTAAGATGGATAAGATGGCAATCGCCAGACGGAAGTGTGCGCGCGGCGCGGTGCTGACGCTGCTGTTCGGGAACCCGCGCGCGGCGGTCATGCAAAGGACGCTGGAATACGCCCTCATGCAGGACGATCCGCAGGCGGCGAACGAGATCGGCTCGCACATTTACTATCTGGCGGATAAGGGCTATGTCAAATGCTATTTGGGCGACGAGGTTCTCAGCCTCGTACAGGACCCGCCGAGGGAGGCGCTCGTCCGCCTGACCGCTAAGGGCATTGACCTGATGGAAGGCACGCTCGACGACGAGGGCGTGGCTTTCGGCGACCCGATGCGCCAGTAAGAGATGGGACGCAAGCGGGAGCGCACGCGGATCGTCAGCCGCATGGACGAGCTGCCGGACGACATCCGTGTTCAGGTAGAAAGTATGCTGCTGGATAAGACTGTCAGCTACAAGGAGATTGCGGACTGGGCGACGGACAGCGGCTACCCCATCAGCAAAAGCGCCATCGGGCGATATGCCCAGCGCACAGGGCGGGCGGCGATGCGGCTGCAATATGCTCGCGAAAATGCGAACGCGATCATCACGGCGATGCAGGAACATCGGGGGCTTGAGCTTTCCGATGCGGCGAACGCACTGGTCATGGACAACCTGATTCAGGTGCTTTCGGACGCATCGGCAGAGGATTATGGGGAAATCCCCCTGCCCAAGCTGATCGAGCTGGTGCTCAAGAACCAGCGCAACGCCGTCTATAAGGAGCGCATGGTGCGTGCCTACGCGAAGGACGTGGAAACCGTGCGTCGTGCGCTGATGGCGGAGCTGACCGAGCAGGTGCGGCATAACCCGGAACTGCTGGGGCAGCTTGAAGAAGCCAGCCTGACGGCGGCGGAAAAGGTGGTGGAAGCCAGTGAAACGTGAATACAGAGATCATCAGAGGCGCGAGTGGTTCGCGCTGCATGTGCGCACCGGCGAGGAGCGCGACGTGGCACTGGCGGTTTACGGACTGGGCGACGCGGATAGCCTGCTGCCGGTCGAGCATTACACGACACGCGGGCAGGAGCACGAGCGCGTCCTTATGCCGGGCTATGTGTTCGTCGGCTGCGTTATGAACGCCGACATGTGGCAGAGGCTGCGGCATTTGCGCGGCGTGCTGCGCATCCTCGGCGAACCTTACGAGGCAATCCCGGAGGAGCAGATGACGGCGGTCATGGCGCTATACTGGCACGGCGTACAGGGGACGCAGGTAGTCCGGCAAAACGGCGTGACCGAAGTGGTCGGCGGACCGCTGCTGGAAGTGAGGCATACGATCACCTGCGCGGACGCAAGGCAGGGCGTGATTACGGTCGCGCTCGACCTGCCGGGCGGCATGCGCGAAGTGACGATGCACGCGGTATTCCGGCCTGAGGCCGGAGGCACATCCGAAGAAAATTTTATTTGAATTGAAAGTTTTCGGCACGAGGCCGAAAGCGAACAGGCAGGGCTGAAAGGCGGCGGGTCGAGGATTCCCCACGCCGGAAAGCCCGAACAGACGAGTCGGACGGTACTCCGACAACGCCAGCCAGCCTCGATTCGAGAGCCGGAGGGCGAAGCTATGCCCGAAAGGGATATGGAGGGGAAACTGTTTCCCCTCCATGACCGCCCCTCTCGTTTTTGAACCGCGCCCTGCGGGCACAATTCAAAAACGCAATGAAACGATTTCCTCTACGGGAAATAGAATTTCCCTGCGTGGAAATCGTCCCGCCCTCGGCGCACATGTCGCCGAGTGCGATTTTATCCGCCAAAGCGGGGCATGACCTGCGCGGCGGTCTGGGAAACCTCCTTGTTTGGACAGTACGCAGGACGCGGCGTACTGTCTCTTTTTAGTTTTTTGTAAGCGCGCGTTCAATGT